CGCTATTACAATTAACGGAAATCCATGTGTAACTGATAGCATACTAACAGTTGCATTTAATGATATAACTCCTATAGAAAGAGCACAAATTTGTGATACTACAATACCATGTATACAAAATCCAATAACTTTTGATGATTTCATTTTATGTTTATCTCAGCAAACTTTTCCAAATATATCAACAATTGCAAACATTGCATTATTCAATCCATCGTTTGGTGGCGCCGCCATTGCAGAAATAGTTAATGGCGTGTTTTCACCTATTCCTGTTCCTATTGCTTTACCAGCAGGTCTTTATGTAATATTAATAAATGAGGTACCTTGTGACCCAGTATTAGCTGTAAATATTTCTGTATAATATTTATTTTCAAATGTAAATGTATGTATTGGAAAATATTTTAGGCCAAGGAACATATGGCGTAACTTGGTTGGCTAAGGATTCTGTTGGACAGCAAGTAGCCATTAAGAAATTAAAAGTTCCAGATTATTTGTCTTTACAAGAAGATCTTATTATCGAATTGGCTGCACTAAAATCTATATTGCCAACATGTGAACCATATGCTGTATGTATAAAAGATTGGAGTATAAATATGGAAGATGGTGCACAAATAGTAATGGATTATGTCGACGGTGTTTCTGTCAATAAATTAATAACTGGTTTACAGTTGCCTTTATCAACAAGACAAAATGATGAACGGATTGTGTATGATTTGATAAACGGGATAAAGCATATTCATTCTACTGGCGTTGTTCATCAAGATATAAAGGATGAAAATTTAATGTGGGATATGAATTTAAAAATATTCCGATTTATAGATTTTGGTTTGTCATGTGTAAAAATAAATTCTACAGTAAACACCTCTCGCAGAAATTGGCCATGTGGCACAATTGGTACATATTACACAGCAAGCCCCGATATGGCAGCTATACGTGGTAAAAATAGAACTATTTCATGGGAACAATTGCAAGCACATGACTATTGGTCAATAGGTATCGTCTTACTTCGTTGGTTTACATATAATGGTTCATATTACTATTACTCAGATTTGTTACATAATTATTATAAAAGACCGCCAGTCAATAGACTACTTTCGCGATCAAAATTTGCTCCAGTTTATTATGAATTTTCTGAAGACCTTTTACAGCATGAAATTAACAAAATTCCCAATTTAATGGCAAGACAAGTTGTTGAAAAACTTTTAATTAAAGATTGGAAAAAACGATTTGCAGCATTTTAAAACATAGTTTTAACGATTCATTATAATAAATAATGAAAAAGGTTATTAAGGGGAAGCAAGTACAACAGTGCCACATGACTTACCATTGACAAAAATCTCATATGTTTCGTCGTTAGCAATAACTACTGGAGGCATAGGGCCTGTAAAAGCTCCGTTTTTAACAGTTCCTAATTCCAAGAAAGCGCGTGGAGAAACAACAGGTAATAGAGCTAAAGTAATAACAGCTGGGCATGCAACAGCTGCAAATTTTGTTTCAGCCAATTCAGTCTGAAGATTAATTGCTGTTCCGGAAAAAACTTGAGGTACTCCAATAACTGATAAAAGATCTAAGCAAACTTCGTTTGCAAGTCTTCCTTGTGAGAAAAAGACGTTGTCTTCTAAATCTGGGCAAGGGCATAAAGGTCTGCAGGCAAAAGCCGCAGCGACGGGGCATGGGCATAATGCAACGCCATTATCTTCTGGGCAGGGGGGAACGCAAATATTGTGTAAAGTTCTGGTTGATGAACAAGACATTTTTATTATAAAATGAATAAAAAAAATAAAAAAATTAATAAATGGCAACCATTGAAGAAATTTTAGAAAAAAATATTTCTAATAATAGCTTTGGGCCCAATATTCTATATAAAGAATTAATTACTCCTGCCGTTATGAACTTTATTATTTATGCCAATAGACAATTCACCTTGTCAGATAATACACAAGGCATAAATAAACTCGTTAGGCATTTAAAATTAATTATAGGAGGAGGTGCAGCGTTTGATTATTACATAAAGCATACGGCGAAAACAGGTGTTTTAAATACACATGATTTCGATATGCGACTATTTCTAGATATACCTCCTTCTAAATCGCCATTGTTTACATCTGAACAAAAAATGACAGAAAATTGGATGCTGGATATATCTAAAGAATTGGGTGGCTTGTTTGCAGACTATTTAAATAAATATGTATCAGATTCAAATATAGAAAAACTATTGAATAGTAAAAATATTTTTATATCAGAATTCAAACAAGTTGATCGAGGCTTTTTAACGACTGTTGAATATAAATTAGAATTTGATGGACAAGTTTATTTAGATTCCATGGTAGACATTGTACCACATATACCATCTAAAGCAATTCATTACGGCCCACTTGAATTAGACAAGACCAAAAATTTTGAAAACTATAATAAAAAAGACTTTTCTGGTGTTTCGTCAAGAAATGGGTTTTTCCAATCATCTATTGTCTACAACAAAACAGAATATGGAATTTATTACGCATCTTTAGGCTTTTTAATATGGGACACCGTTAGAATGCTAAACTATATCATAGATGCCAAATATGGAGGAACAAATAGACCAAATGTTGATCCAACGGTAAAATTTGAACGCTATTTAGAAAAATACAAAGTCTTATTGTCTTCGTTATCAAGACCAGAATTATATTTAAACTGTGAGGCATTTTCAAGATTCATAGGAAAATGTAATAAATTGAAAAAAGTGTGCCTTGTCGACGATACGAAAATAACAAGTAAATCAGATCTTGTCTATAAAGGTATAGAAAAAGGCGTGTTTCCAAACGAAGTTTACTGGTTCAAAGAATTATTGAAAATGGATTTTTCAAGTTTGTGTAATACAGTAATACAGTAATTCATTATTTTTATAATGAAAAATTATGTCAAGTCGTCGTCTTGATCATCCGGGATTGTTTGTATAATCGAGTCATCGTCTTGATCATCTGGGATTGTTTCTATAGTTTTCTTAATAGTTAGAAGAATTTCTGTATACCAAGGTTTAAGGGGAGTGATGCTATCATACTCTACTACAGCTTTTGTAAAGTGATCAATATCATAAGTTTCAATTGCATGTAGAACCTCTCCTAAAAACTGACATTCACGAGATGCTGCAAAACTGACATTTTGTTCCTCGTAATTTTTCAATGTACGTAAACTTGCAACATAATCCCCACTAGCGAATCGACAGAGAGCAGCCTTGAATAAATACTCTTTAGATCTAAATGTTAAAGAACTATTATCTACAGATATGAGAGAAGCATTCTCCCAAATAGTGATTGCTTCTGAATATAGCCCTATCGACTTGGACGACATGTAATCAGCCGCCTTGAGTAGACAATTTTGTTCTAGAAATGTTGCATTCTCTGTTTTATATAGCCCTGCTGCTTCACGATATGTTTCAATTGCGTCCATAATCATTGATTCCTTCTCATAAATCTCAGCTATTTCCATTACTAATTTAGCTGCCTGTTGAAACTTTCCATCTTCCAAACAGTAAGTCACAGCTTTACGATAAGCAATCAACGCCTTTTGTGATGAGAAATTTTTATAACAACCCGCGCCAGCTACGAGCTTACTCGAAGCTTCCCAGGGTGACTCTGCCCTAAGGCATTCTGATGCACGAATATATGCATCGGCGGCATCCTCCATATTCTTTGCAATTTTGTATAGAATGGCTGATTTTTCAAACAGTTCAGCCGCGTCTTGATAATTCTCTGATTTCGATCCCCACCATGTTTTCAACTTTTTTTCTGCCTTTTGATATAATATTTCCGCATTTTTATTTGGATCATCCAAAGGATTACTGGTCTTATCCATACTTGTCTATTTCATTATTTTTACAAATATTTTCAATTTTCATTATAAATGTCTTGTTTATCATCTCGTGCATTACATGGTATATGTATTTCCGATCAATGCCAACCATGTTGTCATACAAATTCAGCGTTTTCATGTCAGCCATTAAAAAGATGTGTAGAATTGTTGGACAATTTTATCTTGCCTGATGCATTTAATGTTTACTGTACTATTTTTACCGATTTTAAAAACATTGGTATTCAAATAGGTTTTTTTACTATCATTACCCAAATTATAGGAAATATAGGAAATAATATTGATACAGTAATATCTTTTTTAGATGGTTCGCCATTTCCTAATAAACATTGCAAATTATCGTTTGAAGTAATTAATGTTACAGAAAATTGTACATCACATCTATTTGTTATTGAAAATAAAATCATTTTATCCGGCTCTATTAATCCAGGTTGTGTCTATACGACGGGAGACAGACTGATTTTTTTAATAAATAAAAAAGAATGTTTTAATTTTACATTTTAGACTGTTTATATTGTTCAATGACACTTGCGGTAAACTTTTCAGCCATATATGTTGCTTCGAAAACAGTATTTGCACTATAGATACAAACTTCAATACCGCTTGTATAAACTACGACAACTTCGTAATCTCTTACACCAATAGTCTCGATATCGTCTAAATCAAACTGCGGTCCAAACTTGTCAAATTTTATGAAATTCATTATTTTTATAATGAAATATTTTTTTAAAGATAAATGAGTTTAGCGACTAAATTGACAAGTCTTGAATCTATTATCAAACAGAAAAAATTCGAATTGCAACAGATAAACGCTATGAAAAAGAAGGAAATGGATCCATTAATCAAACAACACGAAAAATTAAAAAACGAATTATACCAATATATGAAAAGTAAAAATTTAGAAATATGGCAAGGAATATCTATAAAAAATGTTGCCCCAAAAGAAACTAAAACGCCTCCTGTACAAGAGAAGGCGAACTAATCGTAGCAAGATTGACCTTGATACAACACACATCCTTGCACTCTACACTTCTATGATGATCATTATGCTTGAATGAAATTGGGAGTTGCGTGCTATTTATATATGAAATCCCGCCTTGTTCATTTGAAAAATAGATCTTATTTACAGGATAATTCTTGATCCACATCTCACACCTAAGACATGGCTTGGAATTTAGGAGACTTGTCTTGCTGTTGTTTGTTCGTATGACCAACATGTCAAATGAGCGACGCTTGTCCTTGACCTTTTGTAGTGCATTTAGTTCTGCATGAACAGAAAAAACTGCCCCAAGGTGCTTAAGATTGCGGCAAAAACAATTGAAACCAGTGGCAATAACCTTTTTGCCGCGGAACAATACACAAAAATGATGAAAGTTGCTGCAACCGCAGCGACGCATCGACAGTCGCAAAGCAGTATCAAGTATAGATTGCCGCATTTTTTATTTATATTTTTTTAAATATAAATTTCAATTTTAGTCAGTAACCATTTCTGTAGGAAAAAAAAATTCGACCAAGTCTTCAAATGTTTGAAATGATTCACTTCTCGTAGTATGTCGTTTCCATTGTTCAAAAGACATCAAGACGACCCCAACAATTCGATTTGTAAATTCGGGATTTTCCGCAAAAAGATCGTATCTGGCAACTAATGGCCCATTGTAATTGTCCAGAAAACGATAAAACCAATCTTCGTGATCAAAAGTTCCATCTTGAAAAAGACAAACTGGATGAAAAGATCTCCTGTCAACATCCGTTTCCATGGTGTCAATGATAGGAAATGTCAGATTTTGTTGAGTAATTGGATGAATGCAAGTAATAGTCGTCATTTTATTGTTGGTGAAAATTCTAGATTTCTGATTTTAAATTTCAATATTGTTTCTTATTCTAAATTTTTTATGAGATTCTACAGAATGATTGTAAATCGTATTTATCATTTCTAAAAATTCATCATGTGTCAAATTATTTTTTGCCTGATTCGCAATTTTAGAAACTAAATGTACGTTATCTTTGGTATAACCTTTATCAGAATCTATCCTGTCTATTGACGTAGAGTAGTTATTTTTAATTGTCCAAATTAACTCCTTACCTGAATATGCACATCTATTACCTTGTTTTCTTGCCAAGTTTAAAATAAAATCAATGGTAAGATCAAATTCGAAACATTCTATAGGACGTTCTTTCTTCTGACGTTTTTTGATAGAAGATTTGCACGTTTTAAATAATTTTCTTATATGTTTTATTGCTAGTTTATTGTCAATTTCTTTTTCAATATAATTAAAATACTGAAATCGATATATTTGTTGAACAAGTTTTAAAAATTCTTGTTCAGTTAAATCAGACTTGGCTTGATTAACCGTTTTTGATACAAATTGAACATTTCCTTTAATATATCCTTTTGATGAATCTATGCGATCTAGAGAACATGTATTTATATCATTAGCTTTCCAACTAAGTTGGTTTCCAGAATAAACGCATTTATTTTCTTGTGAGGCATTTAGTTTTAATAAGTAATCTAAATCAATGTTAATTTCATCTACTCTTCCTTTTCTCAAACTGGCCTGTACACTACTCAATAAAGTTTTTATTCTGTTGACATTTGTATGATTTTGCTTTCTAATTTTATCTTGTTCATTTTGACATATTTTACAATATGATTTTTTACCAGATTTATTTAAGTTATTATTGAAAAATAGATATTTAGGTTTTTTAATATTACAATCTAAACATAATAATTTTTTATTAATATTTTCTTGCTGAAAATCATTCTTGTATTTTAATGAAATTTTAATTTTTGTTTCTAAAAGTCTTTGCATTTTAGAAAAAGCCTTGGGAGCAAACACTTGATATAAATTTGTTCCAATTGTACATTCTTTGCATAAAAACTGTTTGTACATTTTAATATTAAAATATAGAGTCGTTCTTTTATGTCCACATTTACATAGAATAGTTATTTTTGTTTTTGAATTTTTATATTCGGATAACAATTTACATTCATTTTCATTTAAAAACGCCTTAACGTTTTCAATGTCCAACTTTGGAGGCATTCCTTATAAATATAAGGAATATTAAGGTGAAAGGTTTATCTATATTTATACCCTTGGCGTGATTTTAGTTGCTATTTTAAATAGCAAGAACCCTATACTGGAATTGCACCAGTGACATTTTCATTTCGTTTCTATAGTTAGAAGTGAAAAATTCTACTACTGAATTAATAGGGCTTGTTTATCGGGCTGTTCCATAAAGGAATCGAACCTTTGCTTTGTCATGGAGGGTGACATGTCATGCCTTTAGACTAATAGAACCTACCCAGAGGGCACCCTGCTAGGGATTGAACCTAGGACTACTGATATTACCAGCTGTTTTACCAACAAAACTCCAGGGAATTGTTTAGAACGACTGTAGTACGATTTGAACGTACGCCTCCTAAGAGACACCTTTAGCAGAGGTGCGCATTAGACCACTCTGCCATACAGTCTTTTTAGATAGTTTAATGTCATATCTAGGACACGTTTGATTATTATAATCAAACGTAATTTACCCTGTCGGGGGATTGAACCCCGATCTATGGATTAAAAGTCCATTGAATAGCCAATTGCGCCATAAAAGCATTAGATAGTTTAATGTCATATCTAGGACACGTTTGATTATATAATAATCAAACGATACCTCGTCGGGGGATTGAACCCCGATCTACGGATTAAGAGTCCGTTGAATAACCAATCATTCTCACAAGGCATTAGATAGTTTATTGTCGTTTCAGACTTGCAATTAACAGGGATCGAACCTGTGCGGCTTACGCCAACCGATCTTGAGTCGGTCTCCTTAACCACTCGGACATAATTGCTGTTACCCCCACAGAGGATCGAACTCTGGACCTACTGATTAAAAGTCAGTCGCTCTACCTGCGGAGCTCTGGGGGCTTATGAATAGTTTAATGTCATATTCGGGACAAAATAATCATTGTTGAATGAGTATTGTTCCATAGTGGAATCGAACCACTGTTTGGGCGGTGAAAGCGCCCGGTCCTACCGACTAGACTAATGGAACTAAGGGTGTATTAGCGGTGAGCTTCGATCTCACGACCTTGGAATATCTTTTACTTCTTTGCATATTTTTTTATAAATATAAGTACCACGCACTACCAAACTGTGCTACGCCAACGTTTTGTTTCGGGAGTGCCAATCTTGTCTTGGTCAACTCACCATTTATATTTCAGTCTTGAAAATATTTTTCAATTTTTTTTATATTTTTATTTTTAATCGCTCACATAGTGAGCGACCAGTGGACAGTAACAAACACTTTGGTGTTTGTTACTTGTCTATTTTTATTATTAATTTTCGTATTAAGCTGAAATAAGTGAATCGATCCGAAGTTCTATTGTATCAAATAGGGCATAAGCTGAATTATTAGATATATGGGTCTTTTTAAGATTTTTAATACCTTCTCTTGCATCTGATATATATTGGACAATTTGTTTTTTGTAAACTTCACTATCCTCCTTCTTTTCATAAATTTCAAGTAAATTAAATGCTTTGAGTATAACGTTTCTACAGTATTCTGCCGTTTTACGCCCATTTTCATCAGGAAAACGAAAGAATCTGATGAAGCTTGACAATAAATTTTTCTGTTCCGTATAACCAGTCTGTATATTTAAAAACTCGTCAGGTTTAACAGATGCAATAAATTTCAACTCTGCCAACACAGAAAGATAATCCCTATCGTTCATTTATAATAGGTTTTAATTTAAAAATTATTATTTATGAATCAAAAATAGATTCCTCCCCTCCATCAGATTCGTTTATCGTAGTATAATTAGACTCTTCGTCAAATGTTTCTTCGTGCTGTTCCCTATGAACCTCTTGTTCTTTTGATTCTTGTTCAACAGGCTCTTTTCTTAGAATAAAGTAAACCATAGCACAGATAGTCAAAACTCCGACAGAAATTAATACAATCGTTTGAGTGTCCATTTATTATCGTTTAAGATAATTAAAATAAAAATCTTTTATTTTTATATACCATGACAAATATTCGTTGGTAGCCATTTTCTTATAAAGAAATTTACTCTGGAATAAAATAAAGTTGATAAATATTTAAGGAATGATCTGAAAACCATTCGCTATAATTTTCCGCATATTTATAATCTCTGTCATCACCAATAGGCCTATAAGGAACATAACGATTTTCTAACCCTCTTTCAGGAACTATAACATCGTTTATTATCTTAAAGTCGTCACTATTAAATATTATATTATCAACCGTATCCCATTGATTTTCATGTATTCCTGTAACAAATCCAGATGGATTAATTTTAAATCTCGAATATGAAGTTTTAAAAGGTCTGTCTAATATTGTATAATTATAATTTTCAATATCTGACTGACTCAAATTTTCATTAAAATCTCCAATAATAATTTGATTTGAAGGAAATTCTTCGCATAATTTATTAATGATCTCCCTGCGTTCAATTCCTTTTGCAGGATCGCCATTAAGATGAACATGTGATAAAACTAAATATTTTCCATTTGTTAAAATTATCTCATATGGAGCAATTTTAGAAAACCGATATTCTTCAAATGGTAATTTAGTTAATTCAACAAATATATTAGACTTGATCATTACAACTAGCCTATTTTTCGTATCATAATCTATTTTAAAATGCGTAAATTGTATAGTTAATAAATTATAAAACTGTATATCTACCTCTTCCAAGCAAATTATATCTAACGCTGGAATATTTAGCAGCGTCGTAATGATCATATTATAACGAGCATTCCATTGTTCTGTAGTTTCCCCAGTTGTAGAGTGAACATATGAATCAGCCGGTATAGCAAATTTAGAAGCTGTATATGACATTATATTTAAATTTGCAACTAGTATTTCATTATAAGGAAATATTAAATCATGAGCCATTTATAAAAACTAATTTCTTTTTTCTAAAAGAAATTTTCAATTTAAAGCTAACTCGAAACTTGCTTTAGCTTCGTAGTAACATCGACCACCAGGCATATAATCTATATGTGTTTGCAACTCTTCTAATTTTGTGGTTAAATCTTTTATGGTTGCAATTAAATCAATTTCTTGATCACCATCAAAAATAATGACACGTTTATAGCCACTTCCTATATAAATTGCGTCAGACTCACAATTTTGAGGAAAATCACCAAGAAAGTTATTATTAATTTCAATGTATTGTTGAGACATATTTATTACAGACATTTTAATTAAATACTTTATCTAAAAGTAAGAGTTCCAATATTAGCTCTTCAATTAGTCTATAGCCTCTTATCTTTAAAGGTATTTTATTTTCTATACAAAGATTATTTATTTTATCATCTGTAAATTTTTCATATGTTTTAAAAAGTTCTAGCTTTAAAATATCTGTCCATAATTCTACTTTTGTTTTGTTAATTTTTTTGCTAGTTGATTTAGATGCCTTTTTATCAGTTATGCCAAATTTACTACAAACTCTTACAAGAAGTTCCCTTTTAATTGACATGTCAGCCAACTCTTGTGCATGATTCACAGAATTCCAATTCTTAAAAATATCCTCAAAATCTTTAAAAGGCGTTTGTTTGGGTGAATTCCTAAAGGGAGTTTGTTGGGGTGGTGGGGCTGTTTTAACCGGGCTTGTTTTAGTTAGAAATTGATATGCTTGATTAACAAGTTTACATATTTCTTGTGCAACATAATCAGAATTTTTATCAGGATGGTATTTTAAAGATAGTATATGATAATGTTTTTTAAGGTCAGCAGGAGTACACGGTTCCGTACTGTTTAAAATTTTTAATGCTTCTGTTCTATTCATTTATATTTTCTTTTTAGTTAAAAAGAATTTCAATCAAACAAGTTTCGAGTAAAAGAAAATCCACTTGTAGTCGATCGCGCAATTTGTGCTAAAGCGGAAAATGGCGCAATAACTACAGTTTTAAGCGCTTCTGTAATGCTATCGACAACACGTCGCTTATACATAAAATTGTTTTGCATTGTCAGACAATTTCGTGCAGCTAAAATACTAGTTACTGCCATACAAACTTGAATTGCAGTAGGATTTAGAGGGATATCGTTGGCAAACAGAGATAGGGTAACGACTGTTTTAACAATCATGCTAGTTAAAAGTACAGTTACACATGTTAGATAGATATCAGTTCCGTTGTATTGTTCTTGGTTTGTATGTTCGGCATTGTATTCTTTTGGAGGATTCATTCAATATAATTATATTAAATATTTTTAATTTTCAATTTTTATTGTTTTTTATTTTGCATCTGTAACAGATTTCCGTAACAGACTGGTTTAGTTGCACTGATCACAATATTTTACAGTATCTACCAATTGATCGTCAATATAAAAAGATGTTTTCTTAAACAACGCACTGATCCAATTCATTAAAGCTCTTTTTTACTTGGTGTTGATTTGGTTGATACAGACGCAGATAATGGTTCAAGTCGACATTGGTCCAATTCATCTTCGTCGATCTTTTCCCATTCTAAACCATGTTCTTTGATTAGTTTAATGGTTTCATGAGTCAGAGTTGTTGGGTCACCATTTTTAAGTCGCCCAACGACTTTATTACGTTTGCTGCACCAAATATATTTTGTATCTTTGACAACCATCCAGTCTCCTTTATCTACAATTTCAATTTCCTTTTCATCTGGTACATCTGCACTCAAAATCTTAATCATTGCCTGATGTTCTGGACTATTTCGTTTGGCGCACCATCCAGTACCATAATAAAGAGAGTTATTTCCCTCATTAACCCAGCGACCAGAAATAACGTTGAAAAACTGATTCTTTTCAATAGCTTGTTTATAAACTTGTTTTAACTGATCATGTGACGTAATTTTTCCAATTGGAAAACCAGACAAACTAAAATCGCTTGTATCGTCTTCTTTCTTACCAAATTTGTTAATAAAAGCAGAAACATCTTTTGGTTCTGCTTTGAGATTGAAACGCGCAACGAGCGCAACTGACAGTTTGTCAACGAGTTGAGGATGAATAAATTCACCAAGCATTTATATTTTTATTAAAATATATTTAAATTTTCAATTTTCCAACTGTCTTTTAATATCACTTAAAACATCTGCAGCATGACTCCATGATACACATTCTGGAATAATATAACGGGAGTTTCCATCTTTAGTTGTACAAGAAATATTATAGACATCAGCACATACATTTGTAATATGACATTCTTTTATTTGTTCCTTTTCAATAATTATTGAACTGTGTATATGTAACCATTTTGTTTTCTTTTGTTCCATAGACATTTTAAATTACAAAACCAATTAAATTGAAAATTAAAACTAATATCTCAACTTGATGAAATTACTATTAAAGAACGTAATGAAATTCTAAAACTGATTAACGAAATGAATTCTAGTCTAGATCAAATGAAGTCTACTCTAGACAGTATTGATTCTAATATTAACAAACTGAATTCTAGTCTAGAAAACATTGAAACACATGTTGACAGTATTGAAACACATGTTGGCAGTATTGAAACACATGTTGACAGTATTGAAACATGAAACATGGATTCTGAAAAAATAATAAATCTTAAATATATTTAAAAATATATTTTTCTGTTGAATAAATGTTTGCCATATTGTTTGCAATTTTTATTATTATTTGCATTGTCATCGTTGCATGCAAATGCACTTCATCCCCTGCTATAAATCTTTCTACTCTAGATGCAGTAGTTAGACCAAAAGGTTGCAAATCGTGTCAGCCCGAAAAGAAATCTTGTGCAACAGGATTGTGTAGCAAGAAATTTGGATGCGGTAACTAAATTTCCAACGATTCCTCGTCTTCTTCCTCTTCCTCTTGTTCCTCTTCCTCTTCCTCTTCTTCCTGTTCCTCTTCTTGTTCCTCTTCCTCTTCTTGTTCCTTGGCTTGTTCTAAAGAATATTCTAGGGAATCCATGCTTTTGGTAGGACTTGACTTGGGTTTATTTATAGGTTTCTTTTTGACGGGTCTAACCGAAGGATAATCTTCTTCAACAAGTGTATTTTTCAATATAAACTTGTCTATATTTTCTACTCCTTCTACAATACCTCGTTTATTTCCATTTTTAATTAATAGACATGGTATTCTTGTTATTCCTAATGATTTAACGTATTCTTTTACATTTTTGCCTTTAATTTCAAATGATTTAAATTTAATATTGTTTTTCATTAAAATTGTATAGGCGATTTGACATTCACGATTGTTTAAAACATAAAAGAATATCATTTAATATTCATTATTTTTATAATGAATTTTCTTTTACTTGCAAGTAAAATCAACAATTAAATAATCTGTTGGATCATAAATGTCAGAAATATAAATAATTTCTCTTGTCCAAATGTTTGGAGGGATGTTAATATTTAAAGTTTTAGCAACATGTCCGATTCTTGTTGGCGGAACTTTTCGCAAATATGCCATAAGCGTAGAAGTTGTATAATAAATCATTCTGGCAAAATTTACAGAATACAAATTTTAATTTTCAATTTTACAAGTAATATAGATCTCTAAACTGCCATTCAGTATAATCCTCTAAAATTTCCATCTTTATATACTTGGGGATAGGACAAAGCGCCTTGAAACTTTTATTTAATCTTGCGAGAAAATCATATGGTAATGCAAATTTTATGTCGGGACATTCTATTTTTCCTAAATAATTCGACCCCCATCCAATTACCTTGCCATCTGCTTGCAATCCTAGAGAACAATTGTTGCCTACGGCAATTGCAATAAATTTTTTGTCAGGACATTTTATTTGACGATGATAATTAGCTCCCCATCCAAATACCTTGCCATCTGCACGTAATCCTAGAGAATGACCGATACCTGCAGCAATCGCAATAAATCTTTTGTTGGGACAATTGTTTTGACCATGAGAATTATCTCCCCATCCAAATACCTTGCCATCTGATCGTAATCCTAAAGAATGCCATGCTCCTGCAGCTATTGCAACAAATCGTTCGTCAGGACAATTTATTTGACCATTCCGATTACTGCCCCATCCAATTACCTTGCCATCGGCTCGTAATCCTAGAGAATGCCAGTCGCCTCCAGCAATTGCAACAAATCTTTGGTCTGGACAATTGTTTTGACCATACCGATTATCACCCCATCCAAATACCTTGCCATCTGCACGTAAACCTAGGGAATGTCTGCCACCTGCAGCAATTGCAATAAATCGTTCGTCAGGACAATTGATTTGACCATACCGATTATCGCCCCATCCAATTACTTTACCATCTGCTCGTAATCCTAAGAAAATAAAGGCGCCTGCAGCAATTGCAATAAATCTTTCGTCAGGACAATTGATTCGAAAATCGCCCCATCCAATTGCCTTGCCATCAGCTTGTAAGCCTAGGGACTGTTTGATGTTGTTTATAATAGTATTGTTCATCCTTACAATTTTTAATATTTTAATATTAAAAATCATTTTTTACAAGTAATATAGGTCTCTAAACTGCCATTCAGTATAATCCTCTAAAATTTCCATCTTTATATACTTGGGGATAGGACACAGCACCTTGAATTTTCTATTTAATCTTGATAGAAAATCATACGGTAATGCAACTTTTTCTTTAGGAACAGTTCCTTTCTTTCCCCATCTAACAATTTTTCCATCATTAGTTAAAGCGAGTGAATAATCTTGACTTGCTGCTATAGCAATAATGTTGTTAGCCTGGGGACAATTTGTTTGACCATCCTCATTATCTCCCCATCCTACAACATTACCATCTGCTTGTAATCCTAAAGAATGAAAATCTCCTGCAGCCACAGAAATAAAGTTGTTGCCTTGAGGACAATCAGTTTGACCAAGACCATTATATCCCCATCCAATAATGCGACCATCTCGTGTTAAAGCAAGTGAATGATTCCTCCCAGCGGCCACAGCAACAAAGTTTCCAGGAGGACATTCTATTTCGCCATAATGATTAGATCCACTGCCAACAACACGACCATCTCGTGTTAAGACAAGGTTATGGTTATAGTAGCCACTGCTAGTAGATATGGCATCATACTTTGTATGAATATCGGGCATCATCCGGGAAATTCTCCTATCGGCTGCCGAAACAAAAATCGCACCGGTTCTAGATAAAGCAAGTGAATGATCTACACCAGCAGCTATAGAAACAAAGTAATCACCTTTTGGACAATTTGTTTGTCCGCTTTCATTATTACCCCATGCAAAAATACGACCAGTTCTCGTTAAAGCAAGGGAATGTTCTGTTCCGGCAGCTACTGAAACAAATTCTTCTTGTAATTTTTTTCCGATGATACGGCCATCTGTTGATATAAAATTACGATGAGAGAAAGTATTGTTCATCCTTACATTTTTTAGTAAAATGTAAAAGTTATTTTTCAATTTTTACTTGTTTAGTTTCTTGGCAATTTTATCCTTGTCCCACGCATCAGATTCAAGGCCAGTCTTTTCGATTTGCTTTTCGTGCGATTTGTTAAGTGCTACAAAGCCCTTTTTCGTGTATGCAGCGACTACGAGGCCATCTACGACAGCAAGATTCGTGCCTTTGACAAACTTTACATCTTTTGGCACCTTTGGTCCATCAGTCATCTTGGGCGTTGCAGACAGTTCGCCGGGAGCATCCTCAGTCTTGCCTTTACCCTTGGTCTTGGGTTTCTCATCCTCGTCAGAGTCGGGGTCAACAACCTTGGCCTTTCCTTTGGCGGCAGGCTTGAGAGGCTTTTCGTCTTCCGAATCAGAGTCGGGTTCAACGACCTTGGCCTTTCCTTTGGTGGCAGGCTTGGCCTTTTCGTCTTCTGAATCAGAGTCGGGTTCAACGACCTTGGCCTTTCCTTTGGCGGCAGGCTTGGCCTTGGCTGCCGGTTTGGCCTTGGGAGGAGGCGCACTGCTTTCGTCGTCGGAATCGACTGTTGGTTTGGCAACTTCAACCTCGTCGTCATCTGAATCAACGGGTTTCGGGGCGTCTAGCGAGTCGCTATCTTCGTTGAGATGAAGAGACTCTTCGACATCAGAGTCGGCATCTTTGACAACTTGCTTGATTTCGTCCTTTTTAGTAACCGAGTTGATCTTGCTCGCAGTCTTCAGAGGTTCGCCTTCGAGAACTTCGAGCTTACCTTGCTGGTAAAGCTTGAAATCCTTCTTGAGCTGTTCATGATTGAGACGGTGACGTTTGGCGAGATAAACGAGGAACGTGTCCAGGTGTTGGTCGAGTTGAGTGGCAAAGCTAGTAAAAAGTGCTTCCATTTTTAATATTTTAAACATTTAAAATAATTTTCAATTTTGTTGGAAAAATTTATCAATCGACAAATAGTTTGTTTGTTTGTATTCCATTCGTTATTTCCAATAAAGACTGGCTATCAAAAATTTCAAGTTGTAAATAATCTAAAAGTTTAACATAGCCAGTTTTGATTATATAACGTTTAATTAAATTTATATCTAACAGACCATATGAGTTTAAAGAATCTAAAAGACTACTTAAACGTTCCTTGTATTCGTCAGTATTTTTAATAGATTCATCAGTATGTCTGATATTAACCATTAAATTATTTAATATATAGTCATATTCTATTATATAAAATCCGATTATTGATAATATATGTTCGGCTATTTTAGGACTATTCATTCTCAGTGCAGAATACAGTTCTTGTGTTGTATATTTATCAACAAGAAATTCAAATGCATAAAGATTATCATTTATATATATTTCAATAATAGGATCTGTCCAAGCATCCCATTCTACACCTTTACAGTCATTAAATTTATCTAACAATTCGTTATCAAATGTTTTAATTGCATGAACTATTGTTGGAAAACTATTTCTTCCTTTTGTACATTTCATTTTAACGCCTAGAACATTTCTAAAATAATCAACAAACTCTGATGATTTAATATTATTAGACAACTCAATAAATGTCGTCTGTTGAATTCCCAATTGATTTTTCCATTCAGGGTTTGTTTGCATGGGATCGTTAACTTGCTCAGTATTATATTCGACAATAGTTTTAAATATCTCTAAATTGTTTTCATTGATTGCTCGCCGAGCGTTATAAAGTGCAATCGTACGATCGTTTAAATCCGACTCTTCAAGAGGAATAAAATATTTTGATAATCCAGCTTTTATTTCTGGATATAATTCTAAAAGCTTATCCAACTTTATTCCTTCATCTTTTTCATTCATATACTGCTCAGTTTCAAACGATAACTGATATTTTTCATCTTTATATCTAGGCTGTTTAGGAACTATAATATAAAGTGGTCCACTTTTGTTATAATGATCAAACATATTGTCATTTTTAGCTGCCGTACACCATCTTGTTGACTGACCATAATAACATGCATCATCCTTTGTAGTTGGTTGAATAATACGAATTGTATTACCGTTGTAAACTTGTATAGCTGTGTTCGTAGTTTCTTCATGTTCTTCTTCTAATTGGTCTTTATATTTGTCTATGAGATCTTCTAAACCTGGTTTTTCAAATCCCTTTTTCTGACAGCCTACAATACCGCAATAATTGTCAATGTTGGTTTCTTGTTGCCAAAGCTCACCTTGTCTATTTAGAATGTTTCTGGATTTGAGATATTCGTATTTTTCTAGGGAAGGTTTAACTCGTGATAAAAGATCTTCATCTCTCTTGATTCCGCCATTGACATAGGAATCTACGATCCATCTGACATATTTTTTACCGGTAGGGTCAGCTTGTATAAAAATATCTATATTATCATGACCAAATGGTTTTAATTTTTCTTTATATGTTTTATAAATATTTTCCATTTATAAAAAGAAATTTTTATTTATTTATAAATAAAAGAAATTTTATGTTGGTACGATTTTTAAATGAACGACGATAGTAGGCGGACTATAATATTTTTCAGCAGTACATAAATTGTAACCAGGACAGTGATGCCAAATTATATTTTCGATTTTATAATCTTTTGCTGTCCATCTTGCAACACGACATGGATAACATAAAGAAATATGTTTGGTATATTTATCAGCTTCTTTACCACAAACAAGACACACCCCTTGCATTTATATATTAAAAAGATTATTAAATGTCCATTCAGTATAATCTTCTAAAATTTCCATTTTTATATACTTGGGAATTGAACATAACACCTTGACATTTTTATTTAATCTTGCTAGAAAATCATAGGGTAATGCAATTTTTATGTCAGGACATTCTAGATGATTAGGATAATTAAAACCCCAACCAATTACCTTGCCATCACGTTGTAATCCTAAGGAATGATAAAAACATGCACTAATAGTATTTTTCATTTACATTTAGAAAATGTAAATTTTAATTTTCAATTTTTATATCTCAATTGAATCATCTGAACCTGGTTCAATAGAATCATTTGAATTTTCTGAATCATAGAGAGACTGTTCGCTTCTGACTGTTCCGCTTGACTGTTGGCCTGAAGATGCTACATCTCCCCAGTCTTCAACTGAACTTGCGCGATTTTCCCAATTTCCAGGAATCGATTTTTCTCCTGAAATTTCTTTAATTTTATCTGAAATAATTGCTGGATCAATATCGAAACCAAGTTGTTCGCGATATGGAATAAATGGCTTGTTTGTTATATTTGGTTTAATAGGCTCGTCTTTATTTATCTTTACTTCTCCAACTTTTTGTTGTTCCATATCCATCATCAATTGGTCAAATATATTACCCTTCTTTTTAGGGGTTTTTGCAACCACTTTTCCTCTCATGTGTGGGACTTCGATCCAGCCAGCTTCCCAAATAGTAAATTTCTGAAGTAATTTGGGGATAAGAATGCTATCGTGATCTATTGCTTTTTTGGTAAACATTATTTTTAGATCAGAACGTTTAATTAAATCTTTTAATAATGTTTTATATGGTTCTTTGTCAAAAAGTGTTTCTTCGATACCTTTGATTTCATCATTCTCTAAAACTTGATTTAAAAATTCAAAACGATCTTGATCATTTTTAAACATTTTATTTCTACCTTGTGTAGGATAGCCTGTTGTTATTTCTTTTAATATATTTATTGGGCTGTCAACTTTAGCAGATTTAAGAAAACAAGCTATACGAATTAAATTTGATCTTCTATAATTTTTAATTCTTGGAACGCTTGTATTTTTTGTGGATAAATAATCGACTGGATAATTGTAATACAGCCATAGCATTGCAGGAAATATTTCATCTTTACCCCAAGAGAAAGCACGCGGGAAGATTTGTAAAAAATCATTCCACTCAATTTTACGTGATGTAAACCAACCATCATAAAATCTATCAATTTTATCAAATACTTGTCGTGAATCCAAACTGTCAGAAATAAACTCGTACATATTTATAAATGAATAATTTCTTTTTAAAAAAAGAAAATATTGTTAAAAAAGGAAATATTATTTTAATCACTTGGATCATCCGTATCTTCACTGTCTTCATCATCCGTATCATCCTCTTCATGTCGAATCAAACTAGGATGATTACAGTGAAGATGTAAAGGGTCAGTTCCTAGAAAATGTTTGGCCAACAAGTGTTGAACAATAGCATATGTAAGTCGGTCATTTGTTTCAACTACTTGAACCATCTGACGTGTAATTGGATCTTGACGTAACCATGTTTTTTCACCACGTCTAACCATTTCTTGATAAGCTGGATAATCTAATAGATCAGAAACCACGTTATTTGGATTAATAATAGAGCCAGCAGTTGAACAATGCTCTTTAATATATTTGCATAATGAACGATTTACTTGTGCTCTTGAAAACGATGTGTTACCCAAATCACAATTGGCATATAAAGTCATGAATTCAGCAAGTTGCGGAGTGACAATTTGAAGACGTTCGAGAATGCTAACCATTTTTCTTTTGTTTAAAAGAAATATTATTTTTCAATTATTTTGTTTACTCCAAATTTTTCGAGTCAACTTTTCATCTTTTGTATTTTGTTTGAGCTGATATGGAATATGTAACCAAAGCTCACAAAATTTAATTGCACCATTTATCCTATCCCCACTTAAAACAATAGTGATGCTATTTTTCCCAATGTAGTAATAAGCATCACATTTGCAAATTCTTTTTATGTTTGAAAGAATCTCTTGTATATAAAAAAATTTTGGAACATTAGTCAGAATCGTTTTGACACGATTATTTCGAAATCTCGTTTTCTCAATGACAATCACCATTTATTAATTTTCAATTTTTAAATATTATTTTCGATTTTATTAAATCAGAATATACTTTTTTACCTATATCGTCTTTTCGATGAGCAAATTGTTCTAAAAGTGTATTTCCGTTCGGATAAAAACATACTCCTCCTGCCCTCATTGTGGGTGTTATGATTCCTGACGATAAGATCGCTAAAAGACTTTGTATTTCATTTTCAGTCTCGATAATGCAAAGATAATCAAATACTGTAGACCCATTTTCTGATTCAAAACCTTCTAAAAAGTAGTATCGAATAATATCCATATTATCTTCAAAGTATGACAAATTGCATGTTTCTAAGGCCTTTTTAAATTCAACAAGGACAATATCATCGCTATTATCATCGCTATTATCCATTTTCTTTTTTAAAAAAAGAAATATTATTTTTCAATTTGTTTTGCTAGCCAGTCGATGAGTTTTTTGTCTGCCTGTGGACCAAAAAAGACGCCGTTTGTATAAAACATTTTGTGTTGTTTGGTTGGCTTACACCATTTTCCATTTTTTGTATGAATCTTTTTATCTTTGATATCTTCAACTGGATGATAATATAGATTTAAAAGCGTTTTCGCCCTAACTGCATTAATATCAGTAGGAATGTTAGCCTTGGTCTTGGCAATCAGTTCTATAATTTCACTAGGTTCCATATGTTCAGACAAAGTGTGCTTGGACAATTCAATCGCAAAAGCAAGAAACAAATCTCTAATAATATCGATGTATTGATCCATCTGATCGGTTACGATTAAACATTTTTATAAAAATGTTTTTAAAATCAATTTTCCTATAAATAGGAAATTTTTAATGTTGTCAAGATGATGGCTAGTTATTGCGGTACTTGTTGAGTTTTGATACTAGCTCATCCATTCGCACCATGGCAGCTTCCTCTGAATAGAAGTCGGTATTGCACTCTAGGATCGTTTCTCCCACCATCATATTGACGTCGTAACTCCCACTTACATTTTTTGTAACGTAAAATGCAGTGACCTTGGAGGGGTCTACCCACACGCAACCAATTGCAATCAACTCCATTCTAACTTTGTGTAAATGGTTTGTGGTTTCTAGATTTCAGAATTTAAAATTCAATTTTTCTAATCCCGAAATCTTGTAATGTTTATAGGGAAAATTTTCGCTTTTCTTGTTAGGACACACTTGGTGTACGAGAAACCGACACATTTACTCTCGTCGTACGCCCTGTGAGAGTTACCAAGATTAAACATTTTTATAAAAATGTTTTTACAAGTAAAACTGATTTAACAAAGTTTCGTCATTCATTTGTACGACTTTAGGTCTAACGCATTTTGGAATAACGGCAACGTCATATAATTCCGATACGCTATCATCAAATGTCAAAGTGTGTAAAATATCAAAAGTATTTAGATTTACAATCCAAATACCGCACTTTGATTTAAGACCACGTGTTTCAAGTTCTTTACCGAGTGGTAACTCTCCAAAACTATTATCGTGACGATCCAAGCTTCCGCAAATAACTGCGAAATTATGAATCATACTCATTCCACGAAGAAATGTTGGAATAAATGCCTTTTTATGAAACTGTCCATTTTCAACATAACCAAAGTGACCAGTACCACTTTCTAAAATCCATAGTTTATCGTTATACCATCGAGGACTATGAGGATTCCATAATCCATCACATAATACCTTTTCTTCGACAATATCATAAACCACCCCCTTTCCGCGAATATCTCGCCAGCCACCAGAATCATTACTTTGACAAGCAGATGTAACAACCCGAGGAACATTATCAATTAAACACAGCCCGTTTAAATGACATCTATCTTCAGCAGCCAAACGATCAATCCATGGAGGTTTCCAATAAACTTCAAATGTTTTTGTTAAACTTGGCCGACAAATGCAGCTAAATAAAGCAGAACAATAAAAGATATCGCCATTATCAGATTCGCACAAATCATGAATATCTACGTCTCCGTTAAAAATTCCTCTTTTTGGCAAGAAATTAGCATCAAAAGTTCCATGATTAGGGTCTACCATAGAACCTTTATTTTCAAATTTAATTAAGTTTCCAACATTACTACACCACAAACTTCCATTTTTATAAGATATCCCCATTGGACGAGCTAAATCAGTAAACCACATTGTTATTTCACCAGATGGAGTACGTCCAATTGAATATAATTGATGCTTTTTATATGAAGTAACAACCAAACTCGCATTTACATTTGCCAGCCATGTAGTAAAGTGACGAGTTGTACTATAAGACACCATTTTATATAGTCGTTACCTTTAAGGTACATGAGGATATAAACTAAGACATTCCGGATGTTTCTACAATATAGGCATTTTAAATAAAATTGAAAAATAATTTACAATATTCTATTATCATAAACAATGGGCACAATTTTATCTGTTCAAAATGTTCAATCTCCTAAATTTCCGATTCCATCCGCTGATCAGGCCTATCTGGAATCTGAGAAAAATGCATATCTAAATAATAAACTGGATCAAGAAATCAAAAATACAAATACAAGTAATTATGAGCGATTTAATATATTGCATGCACAAGCGTATGAAGATTGTAAAGTACGAATAATGATAGCAATGTTGTCGGGTAATACCCATACCAAGTGTTTAGATATAGGAAACGATAATGAACGTACATTACTTAAATTGGGATATAATTTAAGTGAAACTTTCACACATCCGTATTATCATGTGCGTGTTAATTGGAAACCGAAAACGACATAAATGACAAATTCATTATTTTTATAACGAATTATTTATAAAATCTTT